CGATGATTTTACTTCGTCGTTTTACTTCCTGTCATTGGTGAATTTATCCAATGCATCCTTTGACCAGTTCAATTCATTTGAAAGAAACGCTTTCTGTTCGTCTGGTGCTTCAACGTAATCGAGCAACGCCAAAACATAACGTTCTTGCAAGTCCAATAAACGCTCCTGTTGATCCGACAATCCAACTACTTCGTAATAGTCTGTCAGGAAATCAACCCATGCCAAAGCATCGTTTTCTTCGCTCCCTTCATCCGATTTGCGCAAGTAGGTCAAATCACCGTCAAGGGCTTTCTGCCAATTGTAAACAGGCAACTCATCGCATCTAGTAAAGTAGTTTTTCAAACCATTCTGCATAATACTGCAATATTACGGAATTTACACGTTCCAAGTTGAAATCTGTTAGCCCTAGAATATCCTCGCCGTAGACATCAAACAGATTTTTATCACCTTTATCACCGTTGGCATCTATTGTGAATGATTCCGCATCATAAGTTACACGAAATGAGCCGTAAAAAGTGCCGTCCTGAAATAGCGTAACCCGATCGTATGGCAAGCCTGTTTTTTGCTTTACTTTAATTGTAAATGGTCGGTAAGTGCCTAAATCACGACCTAAACTATCAATCCCTTCGTCGAATAGTTGGCTTTCGGTGTTCAGCCTAATAATCTCTTTCCTAACATCATCATGTGAAAGCGCGAATAACCAAGCGTCAGAATCATTTATTGCATCAACCTTGTCTAACACATCCAAAATACCGCCATAATCAAAAACACCACCCATAACGCTAATTTACCACTTATCACAATACTCACCAAATTAAGCAAGCATTCACTAAGTTTGTGGAAAAGGGAAAGTTATGACAAAAGGACAATCATCTTCAATATCAGCTAATGTTTTTGCAGGTATTTTTAATATAATCGTAATGGATTCTCATTTAGGTGATATTCTAGGATGTTTTAGCCTTTCATTTTCTGTTTACTTATATTTAAGATGGAAGTCATGAACAGTATTAACAGAATTGATATTTTTGTACACCCTATGTTGCCTTTTATTCATGGCGAGTACAAGGCAAGCTGTTTAGAGACAAGGGAATTAGTTATTGTCCAAGATAAAACAGATATAATACACAACAAACAAGACAATTCATTCCTTGTATCCAAAGAAGTATTTGAACTATTAAAAGTGGCATATGAAAACAACAATTAAGAACATTTTAGCCGAGATCGTATTGTTTACGATTTACATTACAATGCGTGTCGTGCATTGTCTATCGTTTTGGCATCCTTTCCCGCGATATTCCGATTGGAAGGTGTGTACCAATCCGAATTACCAAGTGAAGCACATGAAAGAATTTGCTTGGATTTTGGTGGCGTTATTTATAGCGTTAATATTCAATGTGTTTTTCGCTTTTTGGTTATCGGCTATTTTCGGAATAGTATCAGTTGAGTTAGGCTTAGTTCTGATTGGTGGAATATCAATGTTAATTCGGAAGTTTAACAAAAAAGCCCCAAACTAGTCGGGGCTTTTTTTATGTTTTGCAGTTTAATAAAAATTTCCTATATTTGACTAAAGACTTTAGAATGATTAAGGTGCTTGTGTGGCTATTTAACATAGTATTGTTATATGTAGGAGGGTTTACCCGACGGGCATATAACGAATATTATGTGTAAATAGCTTCGGCTTGTGCGGATGGAGAGAGGGAAGGAAAAACCTTTTATACTTCACAAAAACCGCTCATCACAAATTCAAGTTGGAGCAACCGAAGTTACCCCAACTTTGTTAAAGTTAATCGCGATTGTTTCTAATCATTAGAACAATGTCAGCGATAAGCACATTAATAAGTGCTTGACACAAAAAGTTTAATTCTTCCATGGACGTGGAGATTAATTAATACACAAAACAAGTGAAAGGAGTGTGCAACCGCTCCTTTTCTCATTTAAGAGAATCACAATCGCCTAATTTACAAATTATAATTTACTTCGCTCTATATAATCTAGTGTAGAACTCTACTGGATCTATATTCGATGTTATGCAGAACCGCAAAACCCATTCAAGTGTCGGCATCTTATTGCCGTTTTCGTAAGCTGATATATTTGACTGGTTGATGTTCATTCCGATAGCAACGTCAAGTTGTTGTAATCCCTTTTCGATCCGTATTTCTCGAATCAAATCACCAATTAACTTACTATGTTGCGCCTTGTCCAATCAGGCAAATTCCGATTTTTTTTACTATCAACACATACACTATGATGTATGTTCTATATATTTGGCTTAAATAAAAACGAAAGTCAATGAAATCACTATTAACATTTGTAGTAATTACTGCGTTTTTTTGCTCTTGTGAGTCAAAAAATGGATTAACACCCGATCAAAAGAAACAGAAAGAACTTGATTCTTTAGAAAGTGAATATCGCATCAGGGAGGAAACAGATAAGTTTATGACTTCACTACAATGGGATACAGTGGGTGTTTCTGAAAGCGGTATTTTGGTTACAAAGGCTAGATTTATAGAAGATCGATATAGAACACTTGTTTCACTTACTTATAAAAATGTTTCAGGAAAGAAGATTAAAGCTATTAGATTCAAATGGTATGGGGTTGATGCATTTGGCGATCCAGTTGATTGTGGAAGTATAACCGATATTGGATTTGGCGGAGGAATGGACGATGATGATTTAGGCGTTGGCAGATCAACAACTAGCCAATGGTTAATATTATCGAATGGTGGTGAAGAAATAATCAAGGCTTGGCCATGTGAAATAGCGTTCGGGGATGGTACAAAATGGAAGTCCACTTGGAGCAGATAAACATTTTTAATTAATAAAATCATTCAAAAATCGGGTTTTACAAACCCGTGCGCTGTTGGCGTGAGGGGCTATTTAACATAAAGTGACGTTATATGGCGTGGAGCGACCAACGGAAGCCCATGTTATATAATGTTGACCTTTATGTTAATATAGCTTGGGTATTATTCGGGCGTTAAGCCCGTTGTACTTGATGAGGTAAAAAAATGGCTCGATAATCTTTATCGAGCCATTTTGTATTAACAGGTTCTTCTACTTCTTTTCTTGCTTGTTAGCTTCTTCCCACTGCTTTTTAATTTCAGTTCGGGAAATCAACTTACCGTGTGTTCGGATAACGCTATCAAGCGTTCGACTACGAAGGTACGCAACACCTAGTTGCGCCACTTCTTTTTCTTTCATTTCAGCCATAATTACAACGCATCTTCTGTGTTAGACAATTGAACCAAGAATTTAGGAACGATAACACCAACGCGAAGATCATCATTCGCTGTTTGTGCCGTAATCGTTACCGTGTATTCAGGCTCGTTTCCTGCCGTGATCAAATCATCGGCAACATCGGTAAACGTAACACTGGAAGGTGTTAGTGTTGTTCCATCTGTTAAGTTGTATACAGCCCATGTAGCACCGTTTGCAGGGGTTAAATCACGCCCATAGTTGAATTTGTTTGATGCCGTAGCATTTGAACGCAAAACAACGCTTAACGTGGTCGTTGTGGCAGGAGTCAAGATTGAATCAAGATGGTTTGCGGGGATAAGCGTAGCGGTTGGATTATAACCCAATTGCGAACTATCCAAGTAAGCCCACGTTGATTGTTTCTCAGCAATTGATTCAAGATCAAAAGAAACCTTAACCATTTGCGTGTTGTCAGGAGCTGATACAACGAATACAGAAGTCAAAGACAACGGTACAATTTGCCATCCGTGTAACTTAGTGTGGTCGTTGTTGCTTTCTGCACCCAAGAATTTACCATCAACTGAGTTGAAGTAAACCTGTGAGTCTGAACAATCCCACTGTAGGATTTTCTCAGCCAAAGCCTCAGTTTCACCCCAAAATTCAATAGTAACAGTAACAACTTCACCTGTTCCAAGTTTGTAACGTTGGTTGTTGTCATCAGTTGCATAGTTTTCATCCGAGCGAGCAATTGTAAACTTGCTCGCTTTTGGTGACATGAAAATACGCTTGTTGTAATCAGGAGTCACGGACATATCGGTATAGGTGAGCAATGTCGCTCCCAATGTTGCCGATGTAGTGTCAATGAAATTCTGATCACCAGACGAATCATTTAATTTTTGGAAGCCGAACGCTACCAATCGACCGAAACCACATTTTGAAAGTGATCCGAGTCCTTGTTTTGTGTTGCAAGCTCCACAGCCCGCGATGTTTACTGGCATAGCCTTTTAATTTTTAATTGGTTTATAACTCAACAGCAACAAAGCTGTTCTTCAATCTTTACTTTTACTTTGTAGCGCATTCCAGACAAATCAATTGACAGGATATAACGCTCGAAACCTTTGTCACTTTCTGAACCGAAGCGAGACAATTCCAACTGCTGAACCGATGTTGTGCGCTCAATCCCAACTGAATCAACCGAATCAATACCGTCAATCAATGAACTACCTAACTGCTTCATCGGGTAAATACCTTCAATGTGCCTTTGATCGTTGAAGTGATCCGAAAACGAATAACGCTCCAAACAAAAAAAAGTGAAATCAAATATTTCATCTTGTGGTTCTCCGTATGGTCTGCGTTCGCTCGGCACTGATTCCAACAACCAAATAATAGGGGTTATCGTAATTTGATCAGCCTGAATCTTCGCTAATTCTTCACCCTCTACTGATTTTGGCGTACCGCTTCGAAAAGTTGGCATCTGAATTTCTATGACGTCACCGTATTCAAGTAAAGCAAGAGCGGAAGGTCTATTGGCGTAAACGATGTTATTTTCGTAATCAACATTCACAACCGACCAAAATAACCCGTCTTTATCTTCGAACGCTTGCCCCGCTTTCATCCACTTTGCATCGCACACCTCAAAGTTAAACTCAGGATCAGAATTTAAAATGATAGTCTTTACTTTAACCTTATTATTGATCAAAGGCAGTAAAACCGTTTCAAATACCTGTTTACCTGTTTTTCTTCCCATTAGATAGCCGAATTATACAAAATGCGTTGCCCGTTGTAGTCGGGGTAATCGGATAGATTGCGCTCAATGTACCACTGAATAGACCGCATCGTGTCAACTGATTCATTCCAACGGTCGTAAACTTGTGATTCAGGAGCGGATGAGTTTGAACTGTTTTCTGTGTTCGCTCTCGATGTTCCCGAAACTGGGTTTGCTTGAATTCGTTTATCCGTCATGAAGTGCCAATAAATCAGCCCTTTCAGATAGTAACGAATGCCGTTTGAAATCTTCAAGTCACCACAATCACCATCGATTTGGAAAGCGTTAAAAATGGCTAGATACAACGGATCGGTTGGAACAGTACCTGCGCCAACGTCAGTAATAAAAAGGTCTGCAAGTGTAGCCCCCAACAATTTAGCCAAGTAAATCGGCTGATATGTGGTGATATAACCCTGCAAAACAGTTATCGTTGACTGCTCTTGCGAAATACGGTGTTTGCCCGTGAAATCCGATGTATCTAGTAGTGCCATTATTCAGTTGTGGTTTCTTCTGTTTTTTCGGTTGTTTTCTTGCCTTTAGGCGCTTTATCACCTTTGACTTCTTTAACCAAATTACGCTCGATAAGGTTGTTCGCGATGTTGCTTGGTAATTCTTTCTGAACACCAACGGCTACACCGCAAAACTCCTCAATAACTTCTACTCTCATAGTTCAATGAATTAAGGAGCAACCGTCAAAGCGGTAATAGCAGTTGCCATGTCACCTTGAACCAATACTTGCGTATCGTTAGCCGAAACCCATTGAACTAATTCCTGCTCAACAAGGATCGTGCGCAAGTTATCGATGAAGTCAGTTCCTGACATATCAACCTGTACAGTTAATTGATCGGCAAAGCTTACGTTAACAACAGATAAATCACCTCCGATAAAGTCAACACCTGATGGTAAACCAGTAGAAGAAATCAATTCCATCCCCGCAACCATGTTGCCATTTGCAGCACGGAAAGGAGGAAGTAAATAAACGCCATCGACAGATTTTTCAACATCCATTGCAGCAAGTACGGAAGGACGAACAAAAACCGCTGTTGCGATACCAAAAGCTTCTTCAACTTGCAAAGCGAGCGCACGGAAAACATCAGCATTTGAAGGAATAGCAATTGTACCTGCCAATGATCCACCAGTAAATGCTGTTGCATAGCCAGTTAATCCGGCAAGGTTGTTACCTGTATCATCACCATCAAACAATTGATCTTCGGTAACAATGTCAACACGTTTAACAAGGTTGTTCTTCACGTATGTTACCAATTGTGGTAAATTACGTAAGAACTCCGTAGACACCTTAGAGTGAACACCAATCTTTTTGGATTTTTTCTCACGCTCTTCGTAACGAACTGAAATCTTTGTTTTGGTTGCGGCTTCTGCGATGAAGATTGGCGTACCTTCTTCATTTAGCTCCTCCATCCACATAACACGATTTCCGCTCATTCGACCAATCGAAACATTGGAAAGGTACTTCATGATTCGAGACCGAATCTTAGAAATAATCCCCGTGTTTGTCGTTAGTGAATAATGAGACGCAGAACCAACGGCATCAATTGTTGTTGCGTCAGTAATGTTTACAACAGCTTTAACCGCGCTAATGTCACCATCCGCAAGCCTCTTGAATTCATCGGCTTTACCTTCAAAAGCCTCTTTCAAAGAAGTTTCCAATGATACAGGTGCTGTTCCTTCGTTTGAAGAACGCTCAGTGAATTGCTTCATGCGCATCCCGAAGATTTCAAGCTCTTTCGTTGCAGCATCTAATTTGTTTTGAAGCACTTCAACATCTTCTTTGGAAGCATTGTTTTTTTGCGCTTCGTCGATAGCGGTTTGAATCTCAGTTTTTCGAGCCTCCGTATCGTGTACTTTTTTTGCGGTCAAGTATTCAGCCTGTTCTTTCGTCGACAATGCCTCAAACTCTTCCATTGTTTTTTCTACAAACATTTTGTTTTGTTTTAGAGTGTTAATAAATAATTTGCTTTGCTTTTAGAAGTGACATTGTCGGCTTCTTCTTTTTGAGTGGAAACATCCTGCTCAGTTTTATTTTGCTTGAACTTGCTCATAAGTTCTTTAACGGAAATCATTTCTGTATAAACCTTTAATGACCCTGAAATAGAATCTGTAATGATCTTATCAAAGTCCATTTCATGCTCCTGAATCAATAGGTCGTACTGATTTTGATTCATTGACTGATTCCAAAGTTTCGGAATATGAACGTCTCTGTGTGAATCAAGTATGTTACTCGGTGAAACGGCGCATTTCACCTTAATCGTGTTTTCATCAATCACTTCCATTGACAAAACAGGCGTAAGAAAATTTGAGCCTTTAACAACTGCTGATGCCTCAATGTTTTTCGCTTCAACAACCGCCCAAAAATATTCACCGATAGCCTCTTGATTCAAGATCATTGGCGAATACTTATCGAAATTCTCTTTATCCTGTGAGTAATTAGGATCGCTATTGTTGTAGCAGAAAAGAAGTTTAACGTAACGCATCCCAACCGAATGATTCAATACATAACCGTTTAGGTAGTTCTTAAACATTTCTTCGTTTCGCTCACGTTTTACAACAGCTTCGTAAACTAAAACCTCCAATTTGCTTATGCCGTTACTTTCGGCTTTCTGCACACAATCAATCAAAACGTTTGAATAGTCAGACTTCTGAATCTCAGATTTCTTTTTGTGAATTGCTAGATTTTTATCTGCTAGTATTTCTTCAAGCGTCATTTCTTAACGATTTTAGTTGATTTCACGATCTTTTCACGGTCATTTTTGACTGCTTCAACATCAACTTTCGGCTTTGTAGTATCTTCGTTTCTATTTAACATAATAACGATTTTAGGCAAATGTATGTAAATTTCAATACATTTGTTCTGTTTAACATAATATTTTGATTTATGGGTGCTTTTCTCCAACTAGGTAACTTCAAACTCCTTTCGTGGGGCGGTGGAAATGATAGATTTACACGAACTCCTAGTGGTTGGTCAATTGATCCCGATTTTGAATACAATAAGCACTCAGCAACATGGGAGGTTGTAAGCGGTCGTGAAATGGAATTGTTCACTACTACAGGTCAGTTAAACAAAGTCGTTATGCGTCACGCTTCGATGTTCGCTAACGGTCGGTTTGTTCACAAGAAGAAAGACGGAACTAAGGAAGGTAAAGTAATTGAAGATAGTGCATTGGTTGAATTGCTTGAAAATCCGAATCCGTTACAATCAGGTGAAGAATGGCTTACGGAAACAGCTATAAACTATTGGGTCTACGGTAACAACGTGATTCTGCCAGTAAAAGGAAGTTCGTTAAGTGAATACCCATCTGTTATAAACAACCTACCTTGGAAGCAAATTAAGATCAAAACAACTGGTAAACGTTGGAAACAAACAAAGATCGATGATATAATTCAGGAGTACCGCGTTTGTTATAGCGATGGGGTTGATGACATTTACAAGCCTAGCGAAGTACTACACTTCCGTAGATCAGGTGGCAAATCGGCTATAATCGGTGAATCAATGCTAAACGCCTGTCACATGGAAATTAGTAATGTTCGCGGGGCTATGGGCTACCGAAACGTGAATATCACAAAAAAGGGTGCTTTAGGAATCTTAGCCAACAAAACAAAAGACAATATCGGAGCGGTGGCGTTAAATGAGACTGACCGAATTGAAATTGAAAAGCAACAACAGAACGAAACACACGGGCAATTTGACAATCAAAGCAAAGTTAAAATAGTCAACGGTGATGTGGATTTTATTCACACTTCGCTTGGTATAAAAGAGAATATGTTGTTTGAAGAAATTGACGCTAACGTTAAAGTTTTCATCGACACAACACAACTTAACGACAATATTTTCAGTAAGGAGAAATCAAAGATTCAGGCTAACTTGTTGGAGGGTCTTAAAATGGCTTATCAGGACGGTATATTTCCATTTGCGGGTCGTTTCTGCTCATTATTGAAACGCGGTCTTGGACTTCCTGATGATGAATGGATTGAATTAGATTATTCACATTTGCCGTGCTTCCAAGAAGATCAAAAAGAGAAGTCAGAAGTTGATAAGCGGAAAGCAGAAACGATGAAAATTTACGTTGTTGATTTAGGTGTTAAACCTGAAAAAGCTGCTGAAATTGTCGGTATTAAACTTTCTTGATTAATCCTAATCTAACCAGTAATTGACAGATATATCTTGCGGGGTCTATTAGGTGATTGTTTGCATCTTCGGGTTCATCTTCAATAGTTCCTAGTCTATCAACAGCCCAAGAATAGTTTTCGTACTCATTTTCAAGATTAGGCGAATCATCGGTGTAACATACGTTAATACTTGATAATATGCCTAGCCCTGTTAAAATACTCCCTTGTGGTTTAATGGCTTCAATTGCATTTTCCCAACCACAACGACGAAGCATTGCTATTTTCATCGGTTGGTTCGTGTCGCAAATTATTGTCTTTTTCTTGTTGATACCAAGTTTGTTAAACATCCATGAAACGATACCTAAGTTTTCGCCGTTTATTTCTTGGGTTTTTAATGACTGCCTAGTTTCCGCATCAAGAGACTGCATTACCTTTGTTTCGGGCTCATAGTTTAATTCACGAAGGTATAGAGTGCCATCGTAATATTTAGCCCCTAGAATACCCCAATTATGGTTAATCCCCCAGTCATTCCCGATATACTCGGTAGAATCTAAATCATCGTACTGTTGTCTCGGGATCTTTTTCCATCCCGACAGAATGCGGTTAGGCTTTTCTGCTTTTAGTCCGAGTGCATAAACCGAGTGCATATAAGCGTTGGCAGTTCCGTTTTGTACGTTGATAGGATTGTCAGGATCATATGAAAGAATCTTCAACTTCATTTCCATCGGGCAAAACGGGTTGTTTTGAAACGTCGAGTGAATAACCTTGCACCGTGGGTGATTGTTTAATTTATCACTCCAATGCGCCATAGATGGGTTCATATCAATTATGACTTGTTCGGCTCTCATGTCGATCTGATTAAACGTATTCTCAGACATTTTGTAAGGCTCGTTTAGCCATGCTATGTTCTGTGATAGACCGTGCGCATTGGTTGTGTCATCGCCTTGTGGTTCGAGCGTTGAACCGTTAGAAAAAAAGATTGTCCGCGTGTCCTGTGTGAACTTGTATTTACGTCCTGAAAGAATAAACACCTTCCGAAAGTCTTTCCATACCGTTTCACCTAGAGAGGCTTTTGTGTCACGCCAAATAGTTATCCTGTAACCTTCGTTGTTTTCGCATTCTCGTGCCGTCCATTCACATAAACTAGTCGTTTTCGAACTACGGCTTGATCCTTCGTGCTTGATGTACTTGTAACGAGGCATTGAGTATTCGCCTGTTTCGTAAAAGTACTTGTATTCATCACCTAATGGAATCAGTAAGAAACTTTCGGGAATGTCGTATAGTTTTTGAGTTGTATTTACTTCCTCGACATCTTCAATACGATCACCTAAATAGTTTTGAAGGTATAATTTATCACCGTCTTGTCGAACTATCTTAACACGCAACTTTGAGAAATAATCGTGCTTAACAAAAACCTCGGTTATTCCGTATGATAGACTCATTCAGGCTTTAGCTCGTTTATTAGATCATCATAGGATTTTCCGTTGCCTAGAACGATTGGAATAGCTGTTGGTATTTTATCACCATCAGTAGTAAGGTCTAATTTATCACCGTATTTCTTCGGCTTCAATTTTGAGGCGATAAACTTCATTGTATCGACCTTTAATCTATCCCTTTGAATGTGATTAGCACCAACGTAATCCTTTTCATCATCCACATCATCAAAAGCAACCTCCAACATCTTATCAGCTAAAAAGTCGGCTTGTCTTTCACGCGCGCGCGCGTATCGTTCGGCTTTAATTAGTTTCTTTGCTTCGTCTTTTTCATTATCGATAAAGTCAAAGAATGCAGATGAAGATGAATTGTGGTCTAAGCAAATTTTACGCATCCCAGTTGTTGTCTGCTCAATTTCTTGACAAACTAACTCAAATACTTCATCTGTCATTTTCTTAGCCATTATCTTGGTTTATTTGGGTTAAATGGTCTTTCATCTGATCCTGAGAATTGATGAACAGCATAAACAATAACTAACGCTATAGCCATACATGATAAAAAACCGAATGCAAATGAAAACACATCAAAACACATGATCAATTCTTTTTAAGTTCAAAAGTACCTGTAACGTTGTAGGGTTGATTTTGTCCTACTTCGTTTGCGTAAACGTATTTTTCGGTGATCAATTCCGCGTCTTTTCGATAGAACTTAAACCCGACATCGTACATTCCAAACCCGTTTGTTGTTCCTGAAATACGGTAGTTGATCGTTCCATTTTTAAACGTATGTTGGGTCGTAACTTGGTTAAGAGTGATCTTGTTGTCACCTTGCCAAAGTTCAATAATTTCGTCACACGGTTGATCTGAGAATTGGATAACGCAATAAACGTCATGCTTTCCGATTTTTTCTTTGTTGCATCCAATCAATGCGAACGCAATAATAAACAATAGTACTTTCATAGCTTTTCTAAATCATCGTTAATACTAACTGCAATGTAAATCAACCA